TGAGAGACCTCGGCGGGAAGAGCGACGTTGCTGGTCTGACGGGAAACGTCATGGTAGGTAGTGGGCATGATGGCCCCTTTCTGCTATCGTCCCAGCATCTGGTCGACTACGTCGCCGAACTGCTGGGCGTTGGTCTTCTTTCCCTGCCCTCCGCGCGGGAACATCCCCGCTTCGGGCACGGTCGGTGCCCCTGCGGGCACCCTGTAGGTGGCGGCGATGGCGCTTGCTGCCTCGGTGAGCGACTTCTCGTCAGTTGCTGCGAGTGCTGCCACAATCGGCTCTGGCACGCCTGTGCTTGCAGCCACCTTGGCCACGAGCTGTGCGCGCTCCGCCTCCGCCTTGAGCCGCTCGTTCTCGCCCTCGATTGCGGCGAGTCTCGCCGAGAGGTCTGCGAGCTGTTGCGTTGCGTCATCCAACTCGCGCGCGGCCCCTGCGTTGGACTTCGCGCGACTCTCGTTCTTGCGGCTTTGCGTCTTCCACCTCTCGGCATCGGCCTTTGCCTGCTCGTAGAGCGCCTTGTAGTCGGGTTCGTCCGTTTCGGGCGTCTCCTGCTGCATGCTCTGCTCGTCGGCCATGGCTTGCCTCCTTGTCTGCTCCGTTGCGGAGCGTCGCTTGCCCGTTGCGGGCGTTTCAGGGCATGAAAAAGGCCCCGTGCGGGGCCTGTTTTCGCGTTACTTGTGGTCGTGCTCTCGGTGCCACTCGGCCTTTCGGCGCTGGGCGTCCTGATACTCCTTGTAGAGCGCATCGGGGTCGTAGCCCTCGATGGTCATGGTCGATGCCCTGCGGGACACGCCGTCCTCGCGCGTGCCGAAGAACGGCACAATCTTGCAGTCGCAGTTCGGGTGGAACTTGGTGAACGCTCCAGCGCTCTCCTCCGTCCAGTAGATCGGGCCGCGCGACGCGAGCATGATGCAGAAGTCGCACGTCTTCTCGCCCTGCGGCACGCGGGCGAATCGCACGTCGCCGTCGTCCAGCCGCGCGTTCTCGGTGGTGTTGTAGGCGGCACCGCGCTTGACCTCGACCTCGAGCTGCTCCTGCAGCTGCTCCACCACCTCGTCCCACTCGATCTCCTCGTCCTCGAGCATGCGCAGCAGCCTGAGGACGGCCTTGCGGGTGGCGACGCGGTTGCGCCCGTCGTTGAGCGTGAGGTTCCTTGACCCCTTGCCCGTGACCTCGGTGCGCAGCGCGTTGTAGAAGTCTGATGACACGCGCGCGCCCACCTGCGAGTAGGCGCCGCAGTAGTCGTCCATCAACGATATGAGCGTGCGGCGAAGCTCGGCGTGGTCGGCCGTCGGGTCGACCAGCGAGAGCGCGGCGGCCAGCTCGTTTTTGCCGCTGCTTATGACGTCGTTCACGACGTCCGTGTAACCCTCGACGTAGCTACTCGGCACCTGCATCGGTTCCTCCGAAGATGTGCGCCATGGCGAGGTCGGTGGCGTCCTTGTGCCTTACCTCGTCCAGCTGCCGCATGATGCGCTCGCGTTCCTCCTTGCCGAAGCCGTTCATCTCCCAGAACGTCTCGGTCTGGGCGAAGCCAGGGACGGCGGCGGCGATCTTCACGGAGCTGTCGGTCTGCTGGGCGAGCGTTGGCATGGCGGGGTTGCGGAAGCGCGCCTCGATGCCGAGCGAGAGCGCGTCCACGTCCTCGAACGTCACGCCGCGCTCGGTGGCCAGCATTGCCGTGGCTACGTCAACCAGCACGTCGGCCACGTCCTCGTTCCAGTCCTTGACCTTGAGGATGAGCGGCTCGTTCTCCGCATAGATCGCGTCGCTCGATGCGGGGTTGTCGTGCACCTGACCGAACTGCGAGACGTGGATGCCCGTCGCGGCGCTCATGCGGCCGCAGAGCAGACGCCAGTGGACGTTCAGCGGCTCCATGCTCGGCTGCGGGAGCTGGCCGAACTGGGGCACGTCGCCGTCCTCGTCCTTGTCGATGTTGAAGATGGCGCCGATGTAGGCGTTCCAGCGGGACACGTCCTTGAACGGGTCGCCGTCTGTGCCGAGCAGGTACTTCTGGGCGCTGGCGGCGAAGGCCGACGCTATCTCCTCGTTCACGTTGGCGCGCACAGCGCTGTCGATGTAGCCCATGACCTCGCGGGTGATGCGCGAGGTGCCGAATGGCCTGTCAAGCGTGGGTTCGTAGGCTGCGAGGAAGACGGGCAGGTGGCCGAGACCGTGCCGCTCGTACTCGGCGCTCCACGTGGTGCCGTCGCCACGTTTGATGCGGATGAGGTACTCGGGCGTCACGACGTTCACCCAGTCAGGCTCGTACTCGCTCGTGATGCGGCTCTTGCGCATGCTGACCACGAACAGGGCGGCTTCTAGGCAGTCGTTCGCATCGTCCCACGTGCAGCCGCAGACGCTGGCGGGATAGGCGCTCACGCGGGCGCGGCCGTCCTCGTCCTTGGACACGAAGTACAGGTTGAAGCACTGCTCGAGCGCCGACGTCGTGGCCCTGCGGTAGAGCGTGCGCATGCGGTTGGTGCGGGCGAGCCTGTCAAGCTCAGCCTGCACGCCCTCCTCGGCCACGGTGAAGCCGTCGAACTTGGAGTGCTCCACCATGACGTCCACGCACTTCTTGCCCCAGCCGCACGCCGCGTTGAGGTTCTTAAGCTCGGGCGGCACGGAAATGCCGAGGTCCACGAGCCTGTTGTGCATGGTGTAGTAGACGTGGCGCAGTGCGTTCCTGTCGTAGTGCGTGCGCCACTCCTCGACCAGGCGCCGCACCAGCTGCCTGTCCTCGCCGCGCAGGCCGCTCGCGGCGGCTACCTGTCCTGATAAGGTGATCATCTCACCACCGCCTTTCTCCCGGGCTTGCGCTTGGTGGTCATCGCCCTCCACAGGGCGAGGGACGCGGCCTCAATGAGCGTCGCGTCGGCGTTGTCGGTTGACTTGAAGCCCCAGCCGCCGTTGGTGCCGATGCGCCTGCGCCCGCACCTCGTCGCGCTGGCGTCGAGCGCGGGCTGGCCGTAGTGGGTCACCGAGCGCTCGCGCACGCAGTTGAGCATCATGGAGGACGCGGCGACCACGTCGGCTATCTTGGGGCGCACGATGCGGCGGGACGGCACGCCCTGGGAGAGCAGCCTGTCCTGCAGCGCCTGCGCGTTACTCTGGCCGTCTATGACTATCTCGGTGGCCTTGCGCCAGTTGTCGCAGAGCGTGTCGGCAAACCAGCCGATGCCGCCAGAGAGCGAGCGCGAGTCCACGACGTAGACGAACGGGCGCCTGTCCCTCGAGCGGTGGCAGACGGCGAGCGTCCCGCGCAGGCCGTCGGGTGAGAACTTCACGGCGTACACGACGGTGTCGCCCTTGGACGGCTCGTCCACCTTGCAGGCGGCCCAGTCGCTCGCCGAGATCACGGTCTCGCCAATCACCTTCGGCCACCAGCCGAGGTGCTCGCGGGCGAACGTCTCGGGGGCCATCGTGCGGGCGTCCTTCTCGAGGGCGCTCTCTAGTAGCTGGTAGCCCAGCGACGGGTTGTGCTCGTACCACCTGTCGCGGTCGAACACGTCGCCCACATCGGGCGCGCCCCACTCGTGGATGCAGCCGCCCGCGTATGGGTTGGCGTGCAGGTCGTGGCGTATCATGGCGAACTTCTCGCCCTTGTGCACCGCCGTCGGCTCGGGAACCGTGCCCATGAGGATGGTCTGCGGGGAGCCTGACGGCGCGGCGGAGTTGAGCGGCGAGAGAGCCGCGTCCTGCGCGTCGGTGTAGCTTTGAGCCTCGTCTATCACCACGAGGTCGAACGTGCCGCCGCGCCCCATGTCGGAGTTGGAGCCGCGCGTTCGGAACTCGATGTGCGCCCCGTTGGTAAGGTCGAGCACCATCTGGTTGGCGCTCGTGGTGTAGCGCTTCACCATTGCGTTCAGCTCTGGGTACTTGGCGCGTGGGTCGTTCTTGCATGCGCCGAACTTCTCGCGCAGGCGGTCGAACGCCTTCTTGGCTGTCTGGTACTCCTGCGCCGTGTGCAGTATCTGCTCGCCACGGTAGACCAGCCCCCACGTCTCTCGGGGGTCGCAGACGCCGGTCTTTCCGTTCTGGCGCGGGACGGGCAGCACGCACAATGCGTTGAGCAGGCGTCCGTCATCGTCCAGCGCCAGCCAGTCATCCAGGATGAGACGCTGCCATGGGTGCGGCGGCAAGCCGTATGCTTCGGCGGTCGCAACGGCGAAGCGCCCTTCGGTGCGCGTGTAGCTAGCGCACCAGGAGTAGGTGGGCGTCTGGTTGCCCACGCGGCTAGGCACCTCTGGCTTCTTCCACGATCTTGAACAGCGGCGAGCGTTCGGCGTCCTCATCGCGCAGAGCGTCAACCTCGCATGCTTCGACCAGCGGGATGAGCGACAGCGAAAGCGCCTTAAGGTCGCGCGCACTGTCAGTCGTGTCAAATGCATCGGCGAGACGTATGGCCATAGATCTGCGAACAGCAGCCCAATCACCGTCTCGCACAGCGTCTGCGACACTGGTTGGTTGCAAGTCTGGCTTGACACCCTTCGGCACGACATCACCTCCGTTTGGGCAGTTTGGTAAAAACGGCATTTGGTGTGGAAGCCCTAACCGCCGGCGATGGCCAGCTGGCCGGTCGAGGGTGGACGGCCACCCCAACGGGCACGGCAGGACGCGAGACGGGTCGGGAAGGGCGCAAAGTGGGGCAAAGTCTGCAAAGTGGGCATCGGAGCCACCTCAGACGCACTCTCGTTGGCTCACAGCTCCCACGGCTGCGGCAAGGGCAGCGTCGAGGTCTGCGGCACGGCGTGCGTGCCGTCTCCCTTGCGCGAGTTGCACAGCCAGTGGGTCGGCTGCGTGTTGGCGAAGTCGAGCGGGTCGCCGCCTTGGGCGACTGGCACGATCTCGTCCACCACGAACGCCATGGGATGCATGCGACGCTTGCCTGTGCGCGGGTCGGTCACGTAGCCGAGCGAGTAGTCAATGGCGCGGCCGCACAGAGCGCACGGTGCGCCGATGGCCCTCCACCTGCGGCGTATCGCATTGCGCGCCGAGCCGTTGGCGCGACGTGGGTTCGTCTTGCCCATCGTGCCCACCTAACAAAAAAGCCCCCCGCGTCTGCGAGGGGCTGATGGTTCCACGGTATACATAGCACGGATAGGCGCGATATGTCCTGCTCATTGGCGATGGTGGGCGATGGTGTCCTCGGCGAAGCCCATGCCCAGCTTCGTCCACATCATGCCGTTGGCGTCGGCCACGTCGAGCGCGACGGCCACCTCGCGGCGCACGTGCGGCTCGGAGTAGCAGACCAGATCCGCCGTGTCCTCCCAAGTACGCAGGGCGAGGTAGTGGTGGTAGATGGCATCGGCCGGCCAGCCCACGAGCGCCCACAGCCCGCTGCGGTTGTCCTCGCCGTAGAGCACCTCGCATGCCGCGTCGATGAGCGCGTAGTCGTCGGCGATGCGCGCCTCAAGCATCTCGCGCCTGTCCATCAGGCGTGCGACGCGTGCGCCCATGCGGTCGGGGTCGCCCGTGGAGCGCACGCGCGGCTCGAAGCCGCCCGAGCCGAGCGACTCGGCGTCGGACTCCAGCTCGGCGAGGTCGCGGCTGGCGCGCTCGGCGTCGCTGGCTGCGGCTGACGCAGCCTGGAAGAACTCGCGCGCGCTTGCGTATCGGTGCGTCTCCATGCGGCTCCCTTCCACGTCCGTCAATCGTAGCGCCCGCGCCTATGGTTTCTCTCGCGGCAGCGCTCCATCGCGGCATCGATATCGATGTCGAAGCGCGCGGAGAGGTTCACCGCGGCCTGCACCACGTCTGCCAGCTCGTCGGCCACGCCGTCAGGGTCGCCGCGCTCCCACGCGCCGTGCACCTCGCTGGCCTCCTCGAGCAGCTTGACGATGCCCTCCTTGTCCGTGCCCATCACGAACGTGTCGTACTCTATCGTCCGCATCGGCTACCTCCACATGCTCGCGTACCATATCGCCCACGCGCACCACAGCACGCAGGCGACGCCGAACAGGACGACCATCTACCCCACCCCCATCAGCGCGGACAGCATGCACCAGAACGCCAGCGAGTAGAACAGTATGCCGAACGTGTCATTGACCTGATGCGCCAGAATCACCCAGAGCAGCGCGCGGTTGAACATGATGTCGGAGTGCAGGCTGTCGAATATCACTCGCCCACCTCCCCTGCCTGTTCCAAAACCTCCCGCAGGTTGACCTGCGCGATGCCGCACTCGTGCGCCACGAGCTGCTCGGCCTGCGCGCCCGCGCTCGCGTACCACCCCGGCAGCAGCACCACGCAGTCGAACCACGGGCGCTCGCCGTCCAGCATCGTCAGGTGGTGCAGGTCGCGCGCCATGTACCCCCATCGCGGGCGGCCGTGGTGCCCCCATGC